GTTAAGGCAAGAAGCTAAATCAGGACTTGCTAAGATGGATAGGATGGGACAGATGGGTAACTCGGAGGAAGCAGTAGAAGATGATACGGGAGAATTTGATACAGACATTGATGATATTATTGGAGAAATTGAAAGAGAAGCTAGAATGGCCAAACCTGAAGAAGAGGAACAAACAGAGGAGGAACCCCCTGTAAAAAAGTCGGGTGAGGAACGTCTAGGTTTCAACACAGGTGGACTTGGAACTACAGATGATTCCTCAGAAAAAGAAAAAGAAGTTAAAACTACTCCACCAAAAAAAGAACAACCTAAATTATTAGATCCATTAAACAAAGAGCAAATGGATAAAGCCTTTGCAGGTTCATCTGTTTTTAAAGGAATAGTAGAAAAAGAACTTGGTGCAGGAACTACTTATGAAAGTATAGTGCAAAAAAATTATCCTAATTTAATGCAAAAAAGTAAACAGGAAAAAGCAGGGACTATTTCTAACTCAGATACGACAAGTCCTGAAAGTAACTTGTATAATCAAATAGTAAATCAAAATGAAGCCATAGTAAGTCAAAATAAAGACATGAGATATAGAGGTAAACAAGACGATAAAAAATTTATATTTAAACATATGGCTAAAGATTTATCTAATGCAGGTATAAAAGACTTAAAGCAATTAGGTTATAAGGATATAGAACAACCTAAAGTTGAATCAGAATTGATTAAAAAAGGCGATAAATATTACATATCAAAATCAAGTAATGTGCATAGTGGTCATGTAAATTCTGCAAAAAAACCTAAACTTATTGAGGTTTTTCCAGAAGATGTAAAGACAATAGAAGGCCCACCTTTAGGTCTTGGTATAAAAGAAACTAAAGTTTTTGGGTTAATTCCACAAGCTCCTAAAAGAGTCTTAATTAATAAAGACACAGGTGAACAAGTAGTACAAGGTAAATACGGAGGAGAGATAGATCAACAACAAGATACTACTCAGCCTTTAGGATATGGTGCTAGAACAAAAGCTAAAATTCGTACAAAATTAAAAGATCCTAGAACACCAGTAAGGTGGGGTAACACAACATCTGTAGAAGGAATGGCAAATTATATGATTTCCTTTGATGAAAAAGGACAAGCTGTAGTATTTCCACAATATGTAGATACAGGCAATGAAAATTTTAGAAATTTTGCTTATGCTGTGGCGGCAGGTGCGGCAGTTACTTATGGCCCTGCTGCTTTTGCTAAAGCAAGTAGTAAAATGAGTAGTGCTGCATCTAAAATAGGTAGCAGTGTAGGAAAGAAGATTACAAAAGAAGCTATTGCAAAAAAAGTAAAAGAAAAAATAATTAAGACAGGTGTTAAAGCTATTGCAAAAAAAGTAGTAGCTTCAAAAGACGAATAAATAAAATGAGTTAACGATTCCTCATTTAAAATAATGAATCTACAATTGGCTACCTAACTCCCCCTTACGGCTACGGTTAGCCCCAACGTGAAAGGAAGTAAAATGGCTGAAGCACAAGCTATGGAAGTACAGAAACAAAAAGTAGCAGGATTTGCAAAAAGAAATACAAACAAAGAAAAGATAGAACAAGAGGAAAAAGAAATAGCAGAGTTACAAAAAGCACAACAGACTGAAGAAGAGGTAGTAGAAAAACAAGAACCTGAACCTGAGAATGCTGAAGAAAGAAGTTTTAAAAAAAGGTATGGTGATTTAAGAAGATTTGCACAAAAGAAAGAAGGGGATCTTCAAAAGCAGATTGATGAGCTTAAATCTCAACTAGACACAGCTACTAAGCAACAGATTAAATTGCCTAAGAGTGAAGAAGAACTTGATGAATGGGCAAAAGAATATCCTGATGTAGCTAAGATAGTTGAAACAATAGCTATCAAGAAATCACAGGAACAGTCGAAAGAGTTAGAAGACAGGATTAAAAAGATTAATGATATGCAAGACGATGCACTGCGAGAAAAAGCAGAAGTTGAATTGCTTAAAAAACATCCTGACTTTATTCAGATTAGAGATGAAGATCAGTTTCATAACTGGGTAGAGGCACAGCCACAGTGGGTGCAAAAAGCCTTATATGAAAATGAACATGATGCTATGTCTGCTGCTAGGGCTATTGACTTATATAAAGCAGATATGGGCATTAGCAGTAATAAGAAATCTAGTAAAGAAGTACAGAGAGAAGCTGCTAAATCTGTTAAGACTTCTTCTAAAGAATCCCCTGAAGCTATGGCAGAGGGAAGTACTTTTAAAGAATCTGAAGTAGAGAAAATGCAACCTGCTGAATATGAAGCTAAACAGGATGCTATAATAGCAGCTATGAGATCAGGGAATTTTATCTATGATTTGACAGGTTCTGCTAGATAGTACTTGACATTCAAGGATTTATCTATAAAACTGTAAGTCAACATAGGTCTAGTTATACCTTGCCCACATTGTGATACCAAGGATATAGCTAAAATAAAGACAACGCAACGAACAATTTAAGGATTACCTGAGACTTAATTGCCCATACTATACAGCTAAATAGTATGCACCAATAAAAGACAGCCCCAAAAGGAATTGTGTAAGTTATGCGTTCAATTACTTATACATTTTTTAAGGAGATTTAAGATGGCTTTCCCTAAGGCAACGGGGTATCAAAACTTACCTAACGGTAATTTTAGCCCTGTAATTTACTCTAAGCAGGTACAACTTGCTTTCCGTAAATCATCTGTTGTTGAAGATATTACCAATAGTGATTACTTTGGTGAGATTGCAAACATGGGTGATTCAGTAAAAATAATCAAAGAACCAGAAGTTTCAGTTCAAGCTTATAGTCGTGGTACTCAAATTACTGCTCAAGACTTAGATGATGAGGATTTTACACTTGTTGTAGATCAATCTAATTACTATGCATTTAAGATTGACGATATTGAGGCTGCACATAGCCATATAAACTTTATGACTTTGGCTTCAGACCGTGCTGCTTATCGTTTGAGAGATCAATACGATCAGGACGTTTTAGGTTATTTAGCAGGTTATCAACAGTCAGCTAAACATGGTGCTCCAGATACAGCTAGAAGTACATCACCAGGAACAAATGCTGTTTCAACAGCAGGTAATGATGAACTTCTTACAACCATGAAATTGACTAAAGAAGACTTTGGTAACATTAACTCGCCAGGAACAGGTAACTCTATTCCTTTGGCTCCAAGACTTCCAGGACAAACTTCACAATCAACAACTACTGCTACGGCTTTACAAGTTATTAATAGAATGGGCAGACTCTTAGATCAACAGTTTGTTGATACAGGAGATCGTTGGTTAGTAGTTGACCCTGTGTTTATTGAAATATTAAAGGACGAAGATAGCAGATTGTTAAATTCTGACTTTGGTGGATCTGGACTACAGAATGGTTTAGTTGTAAATAATTTACATGGATTTAAAATTTATGTATCTAACAACTTACCACAAGTAGGTACAGGTTCAGGTACTACTGGTGCAAGTAATCAAAGTTCTAACTTTGGTGTAATTGTAGCAGGACATGGCTCTGCTGTAGCAACAGCACAGCAAGTATCTAAGACAGAAAGCTATCGTGATCCAGACAGCTTTGCTGACATCGTGCGTGGTATGCACCTCTATGGTCGTAAGATTTTAAGACCTGAGGCAATTGCTACTGCTAACTTTAACGTGGCTTAAAGGAGATAGAAAATGGCTACAGTTGACGTATCAAATGGTATCAATGCAGGTACGCACCCAAGTCGTGCTATTCGCAAAGAGCCATATAAAATAGAGGTAGATCTTGATTTTGCAGTTGCAACAACTACTAAAGGTAGTGACTTAGCTGCAGCAGATGTACTTCAGGTAATAGACGTTCCTGCAAAAACAATGGTTTGGGCTGCAGGTATTGAGGTGGTAACACCACCTAACGGTGATGCTAGTGCTGACATTGGTATTACAGCAGTTGATGTGGATGCATTTGTTGATGGATTTACTTTGGATTCAACTTCAACAGGTGATATGACAAACTTACCTAATGATTATGCACCACATGTTATTGCTTCAGATGACACTATTGACATGTTAATATTGGCAGGTTCTAGTGCTGCTCCTTCTACAGGAGTAGTAAGAATGTGGGCTGTCATGCAAGACGTATCAAACGATCTAGGGCCAGACGAAGTAGATCGTGACCAATTAGCTTAATTATTAATTGAGTAAACTATATGGGTGGCTCTAGGGAATAGGGCTACCCATTTTTTTTATAAAGGATTAAAGATGGCAATTTCACAAGCCATGTGTACTTCTTTTAAGAAAGAATTGCTTGAAGGTAAGCATGACTTTTCTTCTGCAGGACACACTTTTAAAATTGCTTTATATTCTGCAGGTGCGGCATTAAGTGCAGGTACTACTAACTTTATTACTACAGGTGAAGTAGTAGGTGCAGGATATAGTTCTGGAGGAACTGCATTAGTAAATGTAGACCCTACAACAGATAGTACAACAGCTTTTACAAACTTTGGAACTGCTACATTTACAGGAGCAAGTATTACTGCTAGAGGTGGATTGATATATAATACAACTACTGATGGCAGTTCAAGTACGACTAATGCAGTAGCCGTATTAGATTTTAGTGCAGATCAAACTGCAACTGCAGGTAACTTTGTAATAAGTTTTCCAAGTGCTGATGGAACAAATGCAATTGTTAGGATAGCTTAACTGTGGCTTCTTCTACATCTAGTAATACAGGTGCCTTTTATGGTACTGGTGTATTTGGTACAGATAGATATGGAGTTGCTTCTAATAATCTAACAATGTTTCCAGATGGCGTATCTGGAACAGGGCAAGTAGGTTCTCCTAATACAACTACAGAGGCAATAGGTGTTCCTAAAGTAGTAAATGTAAATGGTACACAAGGAACAACTGGATTAGGTAGTATAAGTTTAACAACTAATGTATTTAACTTTAATACTGTTAAAGATAATTATGAAAGACGTAGAACAGTTTATGTTCATAGAAGAAGTACAGATTCAGATAGAATAGTAAAGGTAGCATAATATGTCACTTAAATGGCCAAGTAAAGATCCTGATGAAACTGTAGATTTTAGTGTAGATTGGTCTAGATATTTAGGAAGTCAAGCTACTATAGATACAGTTACATGGTTTGTTAATAATTCATCTGGTGTAAAAACACAATTTAATACAGGGACTATTGTAAATAATTTACATTTAGTAGGAGTATCTAATACAAATACAGTAGCTACTGTTAATTTAGGATTAGGTACAAACAATACAAAATATAAATTACATTGTCAAATATTAGATACAAGTGGAACAGTAGCAGAAAGAACTGTTACTTTACCTATTAAGGAATTTTAATGGCATATAATTATTTAGGACTTGTTAACGAAGTTAATAGAAGACTTAATGAAGTAGAACTTAGCACTAGTAACTTTGCTAGTACTTCAGGTTTTCATTCACAAGTTAAAGATAGTGTTAATGCTTCTATACAAGAAATAGATCAAGAATACCCACACTGGCCTTATAACTTTGTAGAACAAGAAGATACTTTATCTGCAGGTGTAAGTCGATACAGCTTTCCTGCAAATTCTACTGTAGTAGACTTTGAAACTTTTAGAATTAAAGAGAGTGATACTTTAAATAATAGAACTCAAAAACTAAAAGTATTAAGGTATGAAGAATATTTAGAAAGATTTGTTGAACAAGAATATACATCAGATACTAGTTTGTATAATGTTCCTGTGTTTGTATCTAAAGCTCCAGGTTTAGAATATGTTTTATCACCTGCACCAGACCAAGCATATACAGTTGTTTATGAATATTATTTAACTAGTGTTGAAATGACTGACTCGACAGACGTACCTAAAGTACCAGAAATATATAGAAATGTAATTCTTGACGGTGCTATGTATTATGCTTATATGTTTCGAGGTAATACACAAGATGCATTAGTAGCAAAAGAAAAGTTTGAAGCAGGACTAAAGAACATGAGAATTGTTCTTATAAATGAAAACACATATGTTAGATCTACTATGTTAACAAGATCACAAAGAAGTACATACGTTTATAGATTGGCTTCATAAATGGCAGATAGATTAGAAACATATGCTTTCGAGTTTAAAGAAGGTTTGGTAAGTAGCTTATCACCTTTGCAACAAGGTTCACAAAAACCTGGTAGTGCTAGATTATTAAGAAACTTTGAGCCTTCAGTAGAGGGTGGTTATAGAAAAGTATTAGGTTATAGTAAGTTTGATAGTAATACAGTTCCTGCATTTGGTGCTCCTAAAGTTCATGGAGCAAGTCAAACAGGTACAACATTAGTTGTAGCAGGATTATATATAACACCTATAAATGGAGATATACTTACTATAGCAGGGATTACAGGAACATATACAGTTAGTGGTGTAAGTTGGGCTACTGCAACTAAAAGAGCAACACTTACATTATCAACTAGTTTAGCAAGTTCACCTGCAGATCAAGCAGATGTAACTTTTACAACTAATAGAGGAAGTGTTACAGGGTTAGCTGCATGGAGAGGTTCTGCTATTGCAAGTAGAAATAATCATTTATATAAATCTACTGGCAGTAATTGGACTAGGATAAATGTTACTCAGTATGGAACACCTGTAATAAATGGCGGTAGTCAAACAGGTAGTAACTTAGCTATAGATGGATTAACATCTATTCCACAAGCAGGAGATACTTTTACAATTGCAGGTGTAACTTTAGTATATACAGTAGCAGGAACACCTACAGTTACAAGTGGTGGAACTACTATGAGTATTACTCCAAACTTAGCTAATAGCCCTTCAGATGGTGCAACAATTACTTTTTTAACAAGTGATAAAACAAGTGTTAATAAAGAAAGATATGTTAAATATAGAATAGGTATAACAGAAAAAATAGCAGGAGTAGATGGTACTAATTATCCATTTATATATGATGGTACAAACTATACTCCTTTAGGGAGTGCTCCTGATGACATAGAAGGTGCATCACATATAGCATTTTTTAAGAAT